CTTTGTAACACTTCATCTTTTACATTTACTTCGCCATTGCCATTGTTGTCTTTATCTACTTGACTGTAAGTATAAGAAAAAGGACTTCCTGCAAAATATCCAACAGTAGTCCTTACTATCTCACCAAAGTAGTCGTTATTTAGTTTGTTGTTAATAGCTCCTTCTTCTGTGAATGTTCTACTGAAAATAGGTACACTTTCTTCGCATATCTTGTAACGATTGTACAAATCCTTCATGTGTTCTTTCTTGTATTCTTGTTTCTGTCTAATCTTCTTAATTACATCAACTGTTAGTCCATAATTTTCAATCTGATATATCTCATTGTTGAAATTAGGAAACAATTCTTCTTTTATTGCTTTTACATCTTTATTACTCATTTTCTACCTCCTTATAAATTATTTTTGGTTTTATGTGTTTTGTTTATGTAAATATATCAACCACGTATTCAAGCCAAAAAGTGACATTAGCTCACAGGCGGAATACTTTAACATCATTTACATAACAGCAAAATCACGTAAACTATTAAACGCTTGTAATTTTGATACCTGATTTAATTTTGTTTCTTGTCATATCTGCCACTCTACTATAACGTGTAAGGTCGATATAATGGTTGTTCTTGTCAGGATATTTAGCTTTGAAACCTCCATTACCATCAGGTTCTAATGCATACTCGGTAAACTCTTTAACAGCATTAGGGCATCTTATAGGATCAATTATAATCTCTTCTAAATCTTGTAACCACTTGATACCAAAATCTACGCTGTCTGGTCCTTTTTTAGCACCAACCATTTTTATACCTACCGATTGAGCTTCTGCAATACTTCTAGGCTCTGCACTATCAGCATACACAATGTCGTTGTTTTTGTTTTCTGCTTTTATCATTTCAAAAGCCTTAGCGTTGCTTAAACCCACTTTGTAAAACTCATAAAAGATATATAGACGTTTTTTCTTTGTATCGTAATGATTAACACCATATGCTGTAGGATCGTTTGCGTCATTTATACCCTTGCTTTCGCAATACTTTAACACTCTGTTGAGTGGGATTAGACTATCTCTTCAACTAAAAAAGACCTACCAAAAGGTCCTTTAGTGTGTGGCACTTCGCAAGTAGGAATTTCGCCTACAAGCTACATCTTTCGATTAGTCGTTACACCTTCCCTTTTCAGGGCTTGGCACGATATTGGCATATGAATTTTATTCTGAATAATATTCCCATCTGTAGCCACCTGTGGTTTTCCTTCCACCTCTACAAACTCTTGATATATGCGTGTCTTTTAAATTGTATTTCTCGCAAGCTTCTTTGATAGAATTAAATACTTCACCTGTATCAACATTTCTAACCTTCCGCATAGAAGCAAGTCCAACTTTTCTTTTCCATTCTTCGGTTAATTTCCTGCCTCTGCGTTGCTCACTCCACTTTTTTCTTTGTTCTTCGGAATGATGTTTTCCATAAAACGGATTGTTTTCACCTACATACTTTCCTTTTCTCGATACACTCATTTGATGTCGTACTTCTTCTGAATATTTATACCCATCAGTAGCTTTACCGCCTTTGCACTGATTGTATCCTTTAGGAATTAAACAGTCGCATTTTGCAATCCATTCAATCTCTTTTCGATAGGCTTCTTCTCTTGTTGAAACTTCTTCGAGTATTTCAATAGAAAAATTATCAATACCAAACTGTCTAATATCTTTACCAATCAAAGAATTATTAGATTTTTTATGGTCTTTAATTCTTTCTTTCATTGTTCTTGAAGTTTGCCCCACATATACCTTATTATTCAATTTGTTTGTGATTTTATATACCACCATACTAATACCCCCATAGGTAATATATCATGGGTCTTTAGCATAGTCAACATATCCCAAATACATTAATTCACTTAGCTTTTCATCGTTAGCAATAGTATCAAACTATCACACCCTATATTTATAGGTTCACCACATTTTTTATACTATACATCGCTGTATAGGGGAGCTACGCAACTTTTAACCCCCAATCCAAACCTCTACTGATGTTATAAAACTCTCTTATTTCTTCGTCTGATATCTTTCTTACCGTTACATTGTTAAATACTTCTGCACCTGTTCCTGTTACTTCGCCTAGATATTCATGTCTGTACTTGTCATAATTAGTCTTCTTTAAGTGTTCAGCCATTATGATAAAAGGTTCACCAAGCCATTCTTTAGGAACTGTTAAATATGTGGAATGATGTACTAACCTTGTATCATTTGGAATTAATCTTTCAGCGTTTACCCAATTGTTGCTGCTTGCAGGTGGGTTGTATGTGTAGAATATGCAAAATTTATCTCCACCACGCATAAGAGATTGAAGTACATTTCGTATATCTTCCATGCCTCTCATCTCACTTACTTCCTCTAACCACACATATTTCAGATATCCTTTATGTACTTTAGTAGATTTTAGTTTTGTAACCTTATCCATACCTCTAAAGATTATTCGCTGTCCTGTCGGCTTGTAAATCATTCTCTCAGGGTTTTTAGTACATATCCAGTAGTTAGATAACCCCAACTTGTCAATCGCCCACAAAAGCTGTTCATACACGCTCTCGCTTGTTGTATCTTTTACTTGTCTTATCGCTATGGCATTTGCATTTGGATCTTGCAACATTCCCAAGATAATTTCAACACTTACAAATGATGATTTGGTACTTGCACGTCCTCCACTTAACCAATACTCAGTATGTAACCCTTTTTTAATATCATTGTGAATAGCATAAAAAGAGGGTGCTATTAAGTCTGTTAAATTCAACTTAATCACCCTCTTCATTTAATACTGCTATTTCTTCACCTGGAATATCATCTACTATCATAGGCACATTACTAATCTCAAACGACTTTTCATCTTTCTGACCTAAATATTGTTTACCTAAGAATATCTGCATTGAAACATTACCATTTTCAGCGCTCTTCCATTGCATTCTTCTTAATGATATTTTTCCTCCTGCAGATTTCTTTTCATAGGTGTCCGAAAAATTCATAGGATTTCCATCTTCATCCACATAATTCTTCAAACACCAATTAGTAATAGTATCATCTGAACAATCGAAAAAGTCTGCTATTTCCTTTTTGGTGCATTGTAACATACATAACTTTTCGAAGGTTTTCTTATCTATAGGTATCTCAGGTCTACCTACTTTTCTTTTAATTTTGAATTTATTCATATTTATCACCTCTTTTAGATTAATTTCTTTCTTCTTAACCCTACTAAACAACCTTGTTCATCTCCACTTAAACATTGACCTCTATAAGTCTTGTATGCTTGTTTAGTAATCTTTTTATGTTTTAATAATTGTTTTAGCAGTTTAATTGTCTGCATAGTCTACCTCATTAAAATCATAATCATATATTTTTAAGTTTTTCATTAATTCTTTTTCATTACCTTTAACAAATATCAAAACATTTTGATGTGTTTTAACTACTTTTCTACCTGCATTAAATTGCTTGTTCGCTCTTAACGAAGCTGTTCCTCCTGCTTCTACCAAAATGCATTCATTGTAATACTTTAATCCTACATCTTTGCAAGCTTTTACTGTATCGCCTACAAAATTGTGATAATAACCTTTCTTGTCCCTTACATCTCCTACTACAATAGCAACAAAAGCATTATCTTTTAATTTGCCAACTGCTTTTGCGATAATCTCTCTATATGTTGCGATGAATTTATCATATGGCATATTGCTGATGTCTTTTGGGTCATCGCTGTATACTTCTAGGTCTGCATACGGTGGACAAGTAAGCATAAAATCATACTCATCCTTTACTAACTTATCAATATTGGTACTATCTTCATTTATCCAATTGGGTTTGTTTAATGTGTTCCCTAATAAATCTTGTCTGTCTGATATAGCGTTGTAATTTTCAATATTGGCTTCAATTTGTTTTTTACTGAGGTCTATTCCTGTATATTCATTACCTAATAAAACAGAAATAAGCCCTCGCACACTTCCACCTGCAAAAGGGTCTAATACCTTTCCACCTTTGGGGCAAAACCAATTTAAGAGTATTTCTGTTAATACAGGGTCGAATATGCTTGTGCCTGTTAAATTACTACCTTGTTTTTGTGCCAATTTTTTCAGCCCAACTCCAAGCAATTCCTCGTTTCGCCCATTATCACTTTTAATAATCTTCTTCCATATATTTTTTCTATCCTGCCAATATCCTTGTCTTGTGTCTAATATAGAAAAGGGCGGAACTATAAACCTTTCTTGTAACGAACCTTTTTCTTCTTCATATACATCGCCAATACTTTCTTCCATATCAAAATTTAGCAAGCCTTCTAATTCATCTAAATCAAAACCTGTAAGCTCTAGGTCGAAATCTAATTCGTTCAATTCGCTTAAAAGTTCTACTAATTTTTCATTGTCCCATTCGCCTTCAATCTTGTTTAATGCAATATTCAGGGCTTTTTCTTTATCATCTGGTAGGTCCACAATTACACAATCTACTTCTTTATGTCCTAAATCTATTAAAACTGTAAGCCTTTGATGTCCACCAACTACCGTTTGTGTTCTTTCGTTCCAGATGATAGGTTCTACATAACCAAACTCTTCAATACTTCTTTTTAGCTTTTCATATTCTGTATCGCCTTGTTTTAACTCTTTACGTGGATTATATCTTGCTCGTTTTAATTCGTTGATTGATTTCTTTTGAATTATCAAAATGAAATATCCTCCTTAACCTCTCAAATTCGATTGGTTTAATTAAATATGGTTTTATTAATTACTTTCTAAAAACTCTCAAACTCCATTGCTTTTGCTTTGTACTTCAATGAATTTTGTTTCTGTTCTAAGCTTTCAAAAGCTCTCTTAAACCTTGTTAATTTAGCTCCTAAATGTGCTAATTCTTTATATTTGTTTTTTACTGTTTGCTTTGCCATTGCCTCAAAAAAACTCATAGCTGGAGGGCGTTCATCATTGTTTTCCTTCCATTGGTTTCTAAAACTATACAATGCTTGATTTTCTTCTATAGATATTTCTGTTTTGAGTAGGTCGTGCTGTTCCACAAGCCTAGCTATAACCTCTCCCAAAAGAAAACTCATATTTGCATATAGTTCAATGTTCTGAGCCACTTGGAAAGGTGTATCAGGTTCTTCTATAATTCTTTCTTGTAAATTGCTGTATGTATCTGCAATTTCCTGTTCTGTACTCTTTTCAATTTGGAAAGGGTTAAACATATATAATTCAGCTTTTATCATCACCAATCACCCCATTTCCCTTTGAAACACTTCTTAAATGGGCAGAATTTGGCTTTTTTATGAAACCAAACGCACCTGTAACACTTGATTTTCTTCAACTCTTCTTCTTTTATGCGTTTTTGTTCTTCTTCATATTCTCGCCACCATGATAAATTACCAAACAAACTCATAAAATCACCCCAAAACAGAAAAAGCACCCACATTTTGTGAGTGCTTCCAATATTATCTCTTTCAATTATAATACAAAAAGTATAAGAAAGTCAACTTTTGGACGTGTTTTTTTGCAATTTGTAGTTTAAAATTCACAATTAATATGCTGTGCCATTTTTTTAATAGCACTATTTCGTAACTTTTTAACTTTTTCTCTATGACTTTTTATTTTCCTTGCTATTTCTGATAATTTGTTTCCTTGTATGATAAAATCTATGATCTGTTTTTCATCTTCGTTTATGTAGTTTATTGCTTCGTCTATTATATGTATTTCTCTTGATAATTCATTAATTTTGTATTCTAAATCTGTTTTTTTAATAGCGCTGCTTTCCACTTTGCTACTAAAAGTGTTTGTTCTTGCTCCCCCATCAGGCGTAATTTTAGATGTTATTGAACCTTCAAATTCCCCATATTCAAGTAAGGTCGAGTATAATCTCCCAATCTCCTGAACTGTCAAAAAATAATCTTGCACCTTTTGTAGAACTATTTTTTCTTTAGCGTTCATTTCATACCTCCTTGTATGGTTATCCTATGTATATTTTATAACTTTTTTATTATTCTGCAATACCCCTATATTTAATTTCTACTTCAACATAGTCAGTAGCAGCATATGTTTTAGTTACTTTTAATTTTGTAACTTGGTTATCATCTTTGTATGCTACTTTGTTTAAGCTGTCCAATATAATTTTAGCCAAGTTGTCGGTAT